TTCAAAGAATGCACTAGCAATTCCAGAAGAAACATCTAAACCATCTTGAGATGTTATAGTTAATGTTTTACCTGAAACTGATTTACCTGTAATTTGACGACTTATTACCAAATTAGAATCTGAAAGATCTACAGCAGAAATATTTTTCTTAGGTAATCTACTATAAAGACTTGCACCAGATAGATTAGTAATCTTTGGTGATTTAATTCTAAAAGTTGAATTTGTAGATATACCTGCTTCTAATATACCACCATTATTCACACCTGTGATGCTTTGACCTACCGCAACTAAAGTTAATGTTTCACCATCTGATGAAATATTACTTACACGATTAAATATTGGATCTGCAAATGTTCCGTGATTATATGTAATTATTGCATCCGTTTTTATACCAACCACTCCAGCAAATCTTCTTCCAGCTGCTGAAGCAGTATTACTATATGTTCCACCCAATACTGAAAGATTGTCTGTTATTGAGAAATTAGGTAAAATACGATCATAAAGAACAGAATCTGCACTAAAAGGAGATACTAAACCATTACCAGAAGGTTGGAATACTGATTTAATATCTTCAGTTGTATAACTATTAATTTTTATAATTGATGATGAAGTAGCATTTCCTGATGTATCACTATTTCTTTCATTAAATATTAAACCTTCTCCAGAAACAAATGTTCCTGTAGTTTGAGATAGACTTATCTCACCAGTATTTGGAGTGTCTGCAATATATCCAATAGCACCACTAGTTAATCCTCTAACTTTAGTGCCATTTGAATGTGATCCTGGATTTGAAATACTTAAAGTTGTATATGTTTGAATATCCCAAAGATGTAAATCAAATTCAGTAGATCCACCCGTATAAGGTGCGTCAGAAACACTGAATGAATATACACGAGCATCACCAATCTTTATACCGCTAGTTGCATTACTTACCTTTCTCTGGTTATATAATCCAATAGTATTGGCAGTACTACCCCCAATATTAATCCAAGGAGTTCCAGCAACATTATTAACTTTCAGCAAACTACCCATTTTAAATGGAATAGATGCCTTTCTAATTGTTTTTACATCTCTTGGTTTCTCTACATCTAAAACTGTTGTTCCTGGTAAAGAAACATCAAATCCTCTAACATATGCCTTTCCTGGAGAAAGTTTAATGCACAGTAAATCTTCTGCGGGTGTATTACCTTCATCAGTTTTTTGTGCTTCTGTATATAATCCATTAGAACCTATCTCATCGTTCAATGAATTTTGTACCTCTACCTTAAATGGGTTTACAGAATAGTTTCCAGATTCATCAAATGTTCTTTTTGCAAAATATTTTTTAATTTCAGAATATACTGAGGTATCCTGAATTTTCTTAATCTGTCCGTCTCTAACTCTTAATAATTCAACAAAATTAGTATCTTCATAATCATCTAATGCTTTCTTAGTTAATTTAACACTAATTTTAAACCTATCAGCACCTGGTGCAGCATAGTTTGTGAATCCCTTTGCATTATCAAATAGACTAGGATCGTCATTGGCATTAATAATCTGCTCTAATACCTCAAATCCAACCCTATACGATGGTCTGTTATTATATGGTTCTAAAACTAATGTTGATTTAGTTACATCTACAAATGTACCTCTAATAAAATATACCCCATTTTCAACATTAAATGAAGATCCAGTATGAGATGCATTTTCTGGTTCTAATGTTAAAACCGTTTCACCTGCTAATAAAGTTGTATTTCCATAAGTAACGTTCTCTTCCAGAACTAATATTTCGCCATTTGGAAATAGTTCACTTGTAGCATTGCTTCCAGATTCAACATATTTAACAAATATTGTAGTCGAATCAACTCCTTCAGTTGGAGGTATAATATAATTTTTAATAGTTGCAACTATTTGAGAATTTTGACCTCTAACTCTTGTACCTTTACCACCATTATTAGCAACAATAGCATCCAAATATATTGAAACATCAATTCCTAAATGATCTGGATTAATTTTTGAAGAAAAATATGTTGAATCATACTCAATATTACCAGGAATCACCATTGATCCCTCTTTGAACATATGAGAACCGAAAGATTCTACCTGATTCTGAAGTATTGATTGTAGACCTGATAATTCTCTTGCTTGAACTGGATATCCAGGTTTAAACAATATTTTATAAAAATTATCTGCCTTATCAAAATCATCATAATAAGGACTTATATTTAAGTTAGTCTTTTGTGGCATTTTTCTTTAGAATTCCAGGATGATTTTAATGTCTTCTTTTTGTCTCTCGTTCCGAGCAATCAAAGGTCTATTATCTAGATAAACAATTTCCCCTGATCCTTTATTTATCTCAGAATTGGATAACCCTGCTGAGAAGGAAACTCCCAAGTTAATTAACTTAGTTCCAGTTGGGTTTATACTTATTCCCGTAAAATTGTCATCGATTGTTCCTTTAAAGGAACCACCTTCAACCTGATTTACAGATGCACCAGTTTCAAATTGATATATCTGACCTTGAGTTGATATGCCAGTATAATCAGTTTGATCTCTTGTAGTAGTATAATTTAAAGATCTATCTCTAAAATATTTCAATACACTAGTATCATTATCATAAGATGCAACATATCCTGTTGCTATCTTTCCAATATTTGGTGAGAGAGTCAATGTTTGTGTAATTTTTTCACCAACTACAGGTGTACCATCTACATCAGAGAATAAAAATGCCTGTAATGAAGAGTAACTATTATCTGTATACGTAACAGAAGTCCCTACTTTAGTTGGATTTTTTACAATACCAACTTGAGCAAATTTAGTGTCTGTAGGAAAATCTTTTGTAGAATCATCAAATCTTGCATAAATCAAAACCTTATCAGTTCCTAGTTCAGTATAAAGATCATACCCATGTCCAAGTGATGGTGGAATTATAGGTACAAGTTTTGCTCTATCTGTTGAAGCAACATTGCTACTTAGTGTTCCCAAATCAACAAGAGCATAAGAATAACCTTTACCTCCAGCACTTACAGTAACATTAGTAATTACACTATTAACTATATCAACTCTAGCCTTAGCACCAGTACCATCACCTATAATTGCAACTTCTTGTCCTAATCCATCAGCATATCCTTTACCAGCCTTTTCAATATAAACATGTTTAATTTGATTCTCATTTACAGAAGAATCTCCATTCTCCCTAACAGATCTAATTTGCGAATCAGTAGATGTTCCCCAATTATTTGGAACTGTTATGTATTCAGTTGAGTCAAATTTTATAATATCAGTAGGAGATACAGTAAACAAATACTTCCAAATATAACCATCACCACTAGTTCCAGCTCTAGAAGGTTCTAAATCGGTGAATGTTGGTTCATCTTGTGAAGGATTTCCTTTAGATGAAGTTTCATTTAAAGGACCATATCCACCATTACTGATGCAGATATAGACCTTAAATTCTGAAGTAATTACATAATAATTAGCACTATACAATCTAGTAGATTGTGTTATTGGACTTTTATTAATAATAGAATAATCATCTCTGTAAGTTTCATATCTATTTCCTGCAGTCCATTCTACTTTTCTAATAACTCTTCTAATATTTGCTGAACCTATCTTTTTACCAAACATCATAGTGTCACCAACATGTGACAAATATGAATAATTATCTTCTGGATCAGGTGTGTTAGCAGTCCAATTTGCGGATCTGCCATAACCAACAAGACTAGTAGTTCCTGCAGGGTTTGGTAGACCAATAAATGCATAATATGAATTGTTATCAGATTCAACTGACTCTACAAAATTACTTGCATTCAGGATTCTAAATTGATCAGTAACAATTGCGGACATTGTAATTTAACTTTTTTTCTCTATTTATAGTGATTTTATTTGGTTTTTAATTTGTAATACCAAATGCTCTGATTGCACCCGTAGATCGCAATCCTTTTATTGAAGTTTGAGTGTAACTTCTTCTTTGAATTGTTGGGAATGTACTCAACCCAGAATCAACAGTTAATCCTGTTACTCCAATAGAAATTGGAGAATCTGATCTAGTAGCATCATATATTCTACCCCAAGTAATTCTTCCAAGAGATGTAGTAACTCCTACACCACCTGCACCTGCTGGATTATAATATCCAGTTGTCACCAATCCAACAATGTCAGAACTACTCAATACGTTACAGGTAATAATTCCTGCCTGTCCACTTGTCCATATTGCATGAACTTTGTAGATATTATCTAAGAAAGTTGATCCAATTGAAACTATATCATTATCTGTATATTCAATAGAAGTGATTGCTGATGAAACTTTAGTATTGGAAACAAGAATTGAATATCCAACTTTTAATTTATCTGCTTCTTTGTCTGCAACAAATCCAAATTCAAGTGCTCTTGAATGACCATCAATACCAGATACTTGTTTTATACTAGTAATAACTCCAGTATAACCTTCAACCTTACCTGCAGAAAGTATTCTTTCATTCTTAAATGATGGATTATCAGCAGTAATTGTAGGTGGATTAGATTGACTATAACCTAAACCTTCATTTGTTATACTAACAGAAGTAACACTTCCATCTGTTATCGTTGCGGTTGCAGTTGCAAAAGTTGAAACTCCCACCACAGCAAACTGATCTCTAGTTTCAGTACCAACCCCAACACCAATTGGAGCACCGATTGAAATTGTTGGTGTAGTAGTATATCCACTACCACCATCAACTACAGTTAATGATTGTATAGTTCCTGCAGCAGATACCACAGCATTAATAGAAGCAGTTGATTTAGGTGCTCCCTCTATGATTAGAGTGTCAACAGAGTTGATAGTTACATTGTACCTATCACCACCTTCTAATGCTGGATTTGCCAAATCTTCATAATAGAATGACTCTGCATCATCAACAAATATACCACCATTAACACCAATACCAGTGTTAGTCTCTACATCACCAATAACTCTTGCAGTTGGATATATTTGGGGTTCAATAGAAGATCTAGATTTTGAAATAAGTTCACCTTTAATAGATAAATCTTCTTTTTGTTTTGTCCATCTTAGTGGTTTAGGATCATTTTCATTAATACCTACTCCAGTATAGATATTAGTTTCAACAATATCAGAACCCTGAATTGATTTTATAACTCTTTCCTCATCTTGAGTAATGCTATCTTTAAATAATGGAGATTTATAAACTCTTAGATCATCACCAACCTTAAGAGTTTCTTGTATATCTACAATCTCAACATCAACATTCCTATCACCAATATAGAAGAATACATCAACATTATCTGAAGCATCAGGTGGTTCAGTAAATTTAAATGTAGTTCCTCCATTAAATTGATATGAAACTTTAGGTGTTTGTAAAACTCCATTTATGAATATTAATAGAACTGCATCCAAATCAATTTGCTCTGATACTGTATCTCCAGGATCAGTCATAAAACTCAATAATTGACCATTAAAGAATAATGGGAATCTGGTTCTAGTACCATCTTGATAACTCTTAATACTATCAATGAAATCTATCTCACCAAATTGCCAAGAAGCAAAGTAATCATTAAATATTGAATTGACTTTTAATTCAAATTCTTGTATTGGTTTTTGTAATCTCTTATCATGAACTAATCCTATTGGTCTAACCTTATCTCCTATCTTAAATGAATGTCCATGTCTAGAAACTTGGAAATTAGATATCTCAAAGAATGTAGAACCGATACCAACTGAAGTCTTAGCAGCACCTACTTCTAAATCTACTAATAAGTTGCTACCAGTTTCTTTTGATAATCCTGTACCCAATCTAGAAATACCTTCAACTGGAACATCATCATAACTTGGACTAGGAATTTCAATAACTGGATTAACATAATGTCCACCAACCTCATTTATCTTAAGATCTAACGCACCACCAGTTCCAGCAGGTGATTTTCCAACATTTATTCTAAACCAATTAGTAGCAGTTTTGCCTACAGGAACTCCTGTATTGTAAATTGGATCAGTTACACGAGGATAATTGTGTAATGATTGATGATGATCATGCTCACAAGTAAATGTTAGAGAATTTGCTGCTATTTCAATAAGTTGATTTGCTTTTGAAATGCATCCATTAACTGTTCTTGCAGGAACAAATGTATGATCATACTGTTCTGAAGATGGATTTGGATTAACATTAACTTTAAAAGTATTAACAGTCTTATTTGTAATCTGTAACCACTTACCACTAGCATAATCTGTAGGTCTTGGATATGAATGCTCTGTAGCACCACCATCCTTTGTACAAGTAAATGTTAGTGAGTTATCTTCAATTAAAACATAGTCTCCAACATTAAATCCATGTCCATTCTTAGTAAGAGTTAAAACACCAGTTGTTTTTGCATAATTGGCATTAGTTGGTGTAATAGTAGAACAACCAACAAAACCGTGTGAAGCACTCGTTACTTGCATCCATCCTGTTGATGGATTATAATCAGCATCACTAACATTTCTCTGTGTTGATCCAGTAAATGCAGCACCTGCTGTTGCAGTTACGAACTTATGCTTATTACCAGCAACTTTAGCAGTAACTACACCACCATATCCACCTCCTCCACCAGCACCAACATTAACAAGAATTAAATTATCTGAAATTTGATCTATACCCAATTCTTTTCCAGATGCTGGATCTGTAGAACGTGGATATGTATGTTCTCCAAGATGATTATCTCTAGAACAAGTAAACGTTAATGAATTATTCGCTATATCTACTGTATTATTTGCTTTCTTAAGGCAATCTACAGCAACAGATTGATTTGTTTGGAATGCGTGAGTATAATTTCCACCAGAAATTACAGCATTAGGATTAGCAGATACAAATGTATGTTGTGTTGTATTTGTAGAAGGTATTGTAGTTAATACTTGTAATGTAATAGTTGTATCAGTTACAGATTCAATATTAATAGCAGTATCATAGAATGGATCTGTAGAACGTGGATAGAACTTAGTTGTTGCATTATTATCTACATCACAACTAAATCCAATAGATTCATTAGCAAGTTTAACACTAGTACCTGGTTTTAATGAATGAGATCCAATAGTCAATTCCATTAGACCTGTAACAGGATCATAATCTGCATCTGTTACATTAAAGTTTACTATAGGTGATGATCCAACATCAATAGTAAATGTATCAGTAGCAACGTTGGATATTTCCATCCACTTATTACTAATTGGATCATTTGGTCTTGGATAGGTTTTATTTACAGTACTTCCATCCATTGCACACTTGAATGTTAAGGAATTGTCCTTAATTTTAACATAATTGCCATTAGAGAAATTATGACCAGTAATAGTAATCGTTAAAATACCAGTAGAAGCAACATAAGATGCATTTTCTACAGTATGTGTAGTTGCTGCTTGTAAATTATGAGTACCAATTGTTAATAATAAATCACCAGTTGAAGAACTATAAACTGCTTTTGATGGTGTAAATTGTGTACCTGTATTTGCAGTAATAGAATTATTTGTTGAACCTACAAACTTATGAATGTATTCAGTATCACTAACACCTATGGACACTGGTTCACGATAACCAGAACCTGTATTTAAATCGTTGTAGAATTCAAATAAATCACCACCACCTTGATAAACGTGTGGAATAGTACATACACCAGCCTTAACTTCAACAGATCTTTCTGATATTATTCCAACTAAAGATAATGCACGATCATCATCATTGAATATAGTTGTTGTTACACCTGCATG